ATTATGGATAATTATAAGTGTAATAGTAAGCTCCGTTTACCGGCACTGGATATTGTGTAATACTATATTCATTAGTCCCCGATACATATGCTCTTTCAGTTGATAATAAGGTTCCTTTTACAAGAGCTCCACCACCATCCCAAGTATTATTAGTAGCATTCCATAAAGTTGCTTGTGTTTGCCAAATACCTAAAGTACCTCCTTGAGTAAATGTATAAATGTCTACATCATATTGTCCTGAAGCTGTTGGAACAGAACTACCTGTTAATTGAATTACTAACCAAGGATTTGCTGCACTAACTGTATTAGCTAAAGTAGCAATTATGTTTGGCGTTGTATTCTTGTTGATAGATTGAGTAAAATCTAATAATACTTGTGTTGTTCCAGCCGGAGCCAACACATCAGGATAAACTGCGTTAGTATTAGTTGCCTGTGAGTGGTTTAACTGTAGCATAGGCTATATTCAACCAAGTAGGGGGTTACGCAATAAGCGCAACCCCCGTTTGGTTTATTTAAAAAGATTAAGCGTAAGTAGTAATAGTAATACCACTCAAAGAGCCAGTGAATGTAGTAGCTGAACCACTAACTTCACTTGCTGGGTTAGGTTCGTTACCTGAGAATACCAAGTTGTAACCGTTCAAATCACTGAATGCAGTACCTGTATTTGAAGTACCACTCAATAACTGAGCGCCATTAACTTGGCCCATCAAGAACCAACGTGCTTCACCATCAGTTGAACCGTTTTGAGTTTCAATGATGATTTTTAAGTTCGGGTTTTGAGCTAATACCTTAACTTGGTTCCTTACAGACTGCTGCATTTTGAAGAATACAGCGTTGATGCTTTGGTTGTAAACGATAGTTCCGTTTTCAGGAGTAGCTACTAATTCTTCACCGTAGTTAGACGTTTGTCTGAACAATTGGAATTGGTAGAATACACCTGAACCTGTAATACCTGTAATAGTACCGTCAGCAGCAGTGTTGATTGTTGTAATAGAACCAGAAAGGATATAAAGTGCTTTTAAACCACCTGTATTGTCGCGGCATCCTAACTGGAAACCTGATGTAATATCGCAAGCCATAATTTTATTTTTCTGGTTTTAAATTGTTAAACAAAGGATTAAGCTAAATCGTTAGATACCCAGAATTCAGGATATGCGATGTTAACTCCCAACTTAGTAGCAATACGGTGACGCAATGTATCAGTGTTGATATCGTACCACAATTGGAATTCAGTGAAGTCACTCAATAAGTCAGTACCAACAACGATTTGTTTAGCAGGGCCTAAAACGACACGGTTTGAACCTTGCAAACCTACAGTACCAACAACTTTAATGTTTGGTTGGAATGGGTATTGCATTTCATACAAACCACCACGGTTAGTTACAGAACTAGGATCGAAGTAGAAGTTGTTAGCTAAACGAAGAGCAGTCAAATAGTTACGGAACAAAGTAACACTCATGAAGAAAGTCAAATCTTCACGGTCAGCTACATCGGCGCTAGAAGCAGCGATCATTTGATCCATAGTACCTAAAATGTTACCTGAAGTAACGATAGAACCAGCTGAACCTGAAGTGAAAGTAGGAACTACTACACCTGAAGTTGAACCAGAAATAATAACGTTCAAGCCACTTACGTTACAAGTTCCACCGAAAGTAGAAGCTGAACCTGAAACTTGACGCCACAAGAATTGGTCGTTAGCTTTTTGGAATTGGTTTACCAACAATTCGCTGTACTGAGTAGCCAAAGCGAAAGTTTCGTTGTAAGAACCTGGAGCCAAAGCAGAGATACCTAAGTATTTCTTGTCGAGGTCTTTCAAACATAAAGCATCGAATGATGTACGAGGACATACTTCGATAGTACGTTGAGAGAAGGTAGCTGATCCAGAAGCACTTGATACACAAGTACCGTTCTGCATGTAAAGACTAACTTCGAAAAGGTTAATTGGTTCTTGGTATTTAACACCTTCCTGTATTGTTACATATTCTACAGTAGAACCAGCATAAACCATCTTGATGATCAACTCACCAGCAATCTGGTTGTTGAAATCGGATAGAGCGGATACGTTTAATGACATAGTTGTATTATTTTAATTGTTTATTTTCTTTTATTTTTGATTAATTCACGAGCTACTTTAATAGCAGTATCGTTGGTAGCAGTTGAAAACGCTTCCATTTTTACTTTACCTACAGCAGCCATAGTTTTTTCTTTAGCAGGAGACATCATAAATTCTTCGAATTTTTCCTTCATTTTACCCATTTCTTCTTTGATGCCAGTAATAGCAGAAGCTACAGCTTCGTCTACAGCCATTTTAACTTTCATCATCATTTCAGCTTCTACTTCAGCCTCAGTTTTAACTGGACCAGTCAATGTAGAAACAGGAACGTTAGTTTCAGTTACTGAATTTTGAGGAGTAGTACCTTGAACTTCTGAAATTGATTCTTTAGCGGCAAATGCTTCTTCTACAGCTTTATTTGCTTTATCTTCAAATACACCTAAACCGTCCATTTCAGTCATTTCTTCTTCACTTTTACCTTCAGGTGATTCAATTTCTACTACTGAAGAACCTTCAGTTTTAATTACAGTTCCGTCAATAAGCTTATGATAGCCATCTGGAGCTAAGGACTCTTGTCCTTCTTCGGTAACAACTTTTACCTCGTCACCTACCTTTAATGTATCACCAGGGAATACGATTTTAAACGCTTTGTTCTCGTCGTAAATTTCACCAAATTTTTCTGATACAGGGGTATGATCAACAAGATTAAAATGAGCTTTTACCAACTCTCTTAATTTTTCTTTGTTCATATTAAATTAATTTATTATTTGTGTCGACTTATAAATATCATAAAGAAATTACTTCTTTGCTTGACTGTAACATATAGCACTTGCTTGTCTCAAAGGGTACTCTTTACGTAACTGTCTAATACATTTAGCGATAAATTCGTCTTTAGGTTCTGATTTTCTTACTGGAATAGGCATATTATTTATAAGTTAAAATATTGTTTAAGAAATAACCTTCAACACTAAAGCCTTTAACTTTACCTGTTTTAACATATTCGTTCCAAACACGTCTGTTGTCAATTTTATACATTCCATACCATTGTCCTGTAACAGGTAAGAAACCATATAATACTGATTTGTCAGCTTCTGGATCTTTAACAATCCAAGTTTCAACTAAATAAGCATCATCAACTCTATGAGCACCATCGTGTTCAATGTTAACTGAATCAACTAATTTATCTTGCATCATTTTATAGGCAATTTTCTCAATTGTTTCTTTAGAGAAAAATACTTGATATTCTTCACCTGTTTCTTCGTCAATACGAGCAATTAATTTGCCTGGTGTCATAAGTGGACCTACTAACATTTGTTTGTCTTGCAATTCAGCAGCAAAATTACGTCTTTTACCTGTTGATGCTTCGTTTACAAAGTTAGGTAAAGCGTTAACGTTAATGTTAAATGCTTCAGGAGCATAAGCTACTATGGTTTGTAAATGTCCATCCATGTAACTTACGTCGTGAGTCATGCCTGTAATTTCATCAATTTCTAACATTAAATCTTTGAAATCACTAATTAATAATGATGCTACTTCAACGTCTTCAGGCATTGCTATACCTTCTTCAATTACGTCTTCTTCTAAATCAAAAATATTATCAGCAATTAAAGCAGCACTACGAATCATACCTTTAGTATCTTCGTCTACTTCCATTGATGTTAAATGTTCAAATGTCGCTATAGCACCTGGACACATGTAGAAATACTCAGTTGGATAACCAAATACGTCTATGTTCAATGAATCTTTAATTATTTCTTCAATTAGGTCTTCACTAAAATTTTCTTTTTTAGGATGTTTTGTAGGCAATAAATCGTAATCTGTTGTGTATTTTTTATTTTGAGATCTGCCTTCTTTTAACAAATATAAGTAAGCATTTACTCTAGCCATAGCCCATTGTTTAGCACCACCAGCAGCTGCTACTTCAGGTGAACGAGAAGTATTATAAGCACCTAAACCACGTTGATAAACTGATTTTAGAGCACCTATATTAGCACCATAACCTAATTTATCTTTATATTTCTCGTTAAATTCATCTGCTTTATCTTGCAATGTTTTTTCTGTAGCTTTATCTACTTCAGCACCTCTAGATGTAGCGGCTGATCCTTTAGCTGTACCTTCTCCTTTAGGATTAGGATTTTTAGTGTCACTTTTAGGTGCTTTAGGTGATTCTTTAACACCACCTCTAGGTCCTATTTCAGCATAAATTTGAGGTTCGTTAGGAGCAATACGAGGTATGTTTGCGTCTAATAACGCATCACCAAATTTACTGAATTCAATACCTGCTTGTCTTAATTTCTTTTCAGCCCAAGGTAATGCTGCTTCTCCACCCCACAATAAATAACTGATGTAACCACAAGCATTATAATCTTTTCTACGAGTAGCTAATTCATAGTTTCCTTTTTGACGAATGAGAAATGCTCTCATGCGTTTAATAGTAT